TGTCCCGGGCTAAACACATATCCAGCTAGCCATCATGCATTGGAAGACTGCCGCCGGCAGATCGATCTCTTGTGGGACACGCTGGAATATCTTAAAATTAAGGAACTAAAATGATCATAGGCGTGTGCGGGTTGATAGGGTCGGGCAAGGATACCACGGCGGATTATCTGGTAAACATCCATGAATTCCGCAGAGACTCGTTTGCTGCCACACTGAAAGATGCCTGTGCTGCTGTGTTTGGATGGGATCGCGACATGCTGGAAGGACGCACCCGCAGCAGCCGAGAATGGCGTGAGCAGCCCGACGAATGGTGGAGTGCTCGCTTGGGGCGTACTATCACACCCAGGTACATCCTACAGTATTGGGGCACAGAAGTATGTCGTAATGCTTTCCATGATGACATCTGGATCGCCAGTCTAGAAAACAAACTGCGTAAAACCTCCGATGATGTGGTCATCTCAGACTGCAGATTCCCCAATGAGATCCGCGCCATACGCAAACAGGGCGGCTATGTGATCCGTGTCACACGCGGCCCAGAGCCCGAGTGGTATGATCTGGCCGTGGCTGCCAACAGCGACCAGCACTGGACACACGGTGATCCCAGAGAAGAACTGCGTCGCCGAGGTATCCATGCTTCCGAAACTGCTTGGATTGGAACCCGCTTTGATCGTGTGATAGCCAACGATGGAACTCTGGATCAACTCTATGCGCAGATCACAGATCTGGTTCGAGATCTCCGGCTCGCCACGGCAGATCTTGTCGCGTGATCATCACAGCACAGTTCATGCACACTGTCTTGAGATTGCGCAGTTCGCAATCATTGAGGTTACCATTGGCGTGATATACTGTTAGTTGGCTGGCATGCTTGGCACGGAAACCACATCTATCACATGTGGTTTTCTTTTTGTAACCTGCGGATTGCCATCGAGGTTGTGTGGGTTTTTGTTTTTTGCCTCGACGGATGCACTGATTGCATCGACTGCGATAGTAGATTTTATCGCGGTGATATCCATTGATGGCACGGGCATTCTTGCCGCAGATCTTGCATAAAGGGCGCATAGCGGTATTTAGCAGCCAGGCCTTAATTAAGGCACCTGTAAACGGCAGGTTTTTGGATCCGCCAATAAATATTGGTATGAAAAAAGTGTGTTTCGTGATCTACAAAACTGTCAATATGATCAATGGCAAATATTATATTGGCAAGCATAAAACCGTTAATCCGGATGACAGTTATCTTGGTAGCGGTGTAGCATTGACATCGGCTATACAAAAATATGGTGTTGACAGTTTTGTAAAAGAAATATTGTTTATATTTGACAATAAGCACGACATGGATGAAAAAGAATCTGAATTGGTCACAGAAGCTGTAATCAATGATCCTTTAAGTTATAATATTGCATTAGGTGGGCAAGGAGGCAATCTTGGACCAGAGGTGAATAAAAAAATTGGGTTAAGAATGTCACAAATTCTGAAAGGAAAACCTAAGTCTGAATCGCACAAAATCGCATTGAAAAATACAGAATTTGCAAAGACCTACAAACCGACTCGGTCAACAAAAGACAAAATCAAGCAGACTCTTTTAGAAACATGGAGCTTGATGCCGTCCACAGAAAGAAAAATGAAATGCGGCAAGCCAGGCGAAAAAAATCCATTCTACGGCAAACAACACCGATTAGATTCTATAGATAAAATGAAGTCAACCATTGGAGATAGCAGAAAAGGATCAAAAAATCCAAATGCTAAACCAGTTACAGTGTATGGAAAATCCTACACAACTCGCAAAGAATGTCTAGAAGATCTAGGTATTTCTAAGAGAAAATTACAAAGAATATTAGGAGAAATATAATGGCCTTAGTGAGCCCGGGCGTAGAAGTAACAGTAATCGACGAGTCGAACTATATACCGGCCGCGACCAATTCAGTACCCTACTTCTTGATAGCCACAGCACAGAACAAAATCTCCGGCACCGGAGTAGGAGTAGCCGCTGGCACACTGGCAGCCAATGCCGGCAAAGTTTACTTGATCACTAGCCAGCGAGATTTGAGCGCTACTTTTGGCAATCCGTTCTTTTACAAGACTTCGGCTGGTACACCCATCAACGGTTATGAACTCAACGAATACGGGTTGCTGGCTGCCTACAGTGCCTTGGGTATATCCAACCGTGCTTATGTACAGCGAGCCGACATCGACTTGGCAGCACTGACGGCTACCTTGGTACGACCCACAGGTGCTCCTGCTGATCAAACCTACTGGGTAGATACTACCAGCACAGCATGGGGAATCTTCCAGTGGAACCAGACCACTGGCGCATTCACAGTACAAACACCCATCGTTATCACAGACACCACTCAACTCAGTGGCGGCATTCCTTCGACCTCCGTTGGTGCCATTGGTGACTATGCTGTGGTAGCGACCAATACCAACAATCCTGTATACTACAAAAACAACAGTAATGCATGGGTTTTGGTTGGTAGCGACGCATGGAAAAATTCATGGCCCACAGTGCAAGGCGCCAACACTGTCACTGGCAACGCACTGACCATTGGTAACAAAATCCAGATCAATGAAATTGAAGTAACAATAAGTGGCCAGACCTTGGCCAGTTTAGTCAGCGCCATCAACGCAGCAGGTATCGTGGGTGTGACGGCAGAAACTAATCTCACGCTGACCAGCAACAAGTTGTGGCTATATGCGGACAGTGATTCGGGCACAGTGGATTCCACACCCGACGGAGCTATCCGTATTACCAATGACACCGGTACACCGTTGACTACTTTGGGCATCACTGAGGGTGTGTATTATGCTCCAGCCTTGCAGCAGAGTCCAAATTATACCAATCCTCGCTGGGCCACTGGGCAAACCACACCACGACCCACTGGTTCAGTATGGAATGTGACCACAGCCGTCAACTCTGGTGCTGACATCATCGTCAAAAAATACAGCGCGGCTTTGGGAATTTTCGTGCAACAGAGTGCACCAATCTATGAAAATGATCAAGCAGCCAATGCTGCACTGGACCCAGCAGGTGGTGGCAAGAATATTCCGGCCGGAGCAACTTATACACAATACAATGTGGCTCCTGAGTCAAGTTCTGGTAACAATACTTTTACACTCAAAGTTTTTGAGAGATTGGCAACCGGACCCACAGTGATAACCGGTGATGACACTTCGCCTACATTTGTTGCTTCTGAAACCTTTACTATCCAATATAGCACAGCCAATAGCGGCACGCTGTCGACAGCAGTGACAGCAACCCTGGGTGGTGCTACTGCAGCTTCTTTTGTGTCAGCATTCAGCGCTGCTATTCCAGCAGGCGCTCCGGTAAGTGCTTCGGTCACTTCCGATGGTGCTATCGCTATCACTCACAGCCAGGGCGGTGTCGTTGTTCTCAATGATGGATCTGGATCCGGTGCCGTGGCCGACGCTGGATTTAATACCACTGTCACAGGAGTGCGTTTGCAACCAGGCTCAACCACTGCACTGATTTTATCTAACTGGGTAGCATTAGACTACACTGCCAGCGACACTGCACCTGATCAAGATCCTGCAGATGGTCGTTACTGGTACTATTCTGCTGTGGATCAAGTAGACATCATGATCCAGGACGATGGTGGATGGAAAGGTTACCGGACCGTGACCAATGATGTGCGCGGCTTCAATCTTGTAAATACCGATCCCGCAGGTCCCATCGTTTCAGCTTCCGCTCCCACTGAGCAAAGCGATAATACATCACTGGTTGAAGGTGATCTCTGGATCGATACCAGCAATCTCGAACTTTATCCAGTGATCAAGCGTTGGCAACAAGTGGATGGTGTGCTGCAATGGGTACAGATAGTCAATTCCGATCAGACCACTGCCAGTGGCGTGTTGTTCGCAGATGCACGCTGGGCACCCAACGGCACGACCAACCCTATCACTGACAATATTCCGACCATAACTAGCCTTTTGACCAGTGACTACTTGGACGTTGACGCTCCGGATCCCACGCTGTACCCCGAAGGAATCCTGCTGTTTAACACACGCAGATCGGGTTTCAATGTGAAATCGTTCCAAGCAGACTATTTCAATGCCACGGACTTCGCATTTGACAGTTACTCTGCTACTACTGCTTATGTGGTCGGCGATAAGGTGCTGTTCAACGCTGTGTTGTATGTGTGTATACAGAACAGCACCGGTAATGCACCCAGCAACACTGCCTACTGGTCAGTGCTGGAAACCAATGCCTGGGTCACGGCATCGGGCAATCGCAACGATGGTTCGCCATACATGGGTCGCCAGGCAGTGCGCTCTTTGGTAGTGGCTGCGATGAAATCAGCCATCGACACGCAAGATACCTTGCGCGAAGAGCAGATCCAATTTAACCTGCTGGCAACACCTCAATATCCTGAACTCATACCCAACATGATCGCTCTCAACAACGAGCGCAGCAACACCGGGTTCGTCATCGGTGACACACCGTTGCGTCTTGAGCCCACTGGCACTGCCATCACGGCTTGGGCTAACAACACCGCAGGTCAGACCACGGATACTGAATCTGGACTGGTCACAGCTGATGTTTATCTTGGTGTGTTCTATCCTTCTTGCCAGACCACGGACAATACCGGCAGTGTGGTTGTGCAGCCTCCCAGCCATATGATGGTGCGCACTTTCATCCGCAACGACGAAGTGGCTTTCCCCTGGTTGGCTCCAGCAGGTGTGCGTCGCGGCCTAGTAGACAATGCTGAGCGCATTGGCTATGTCAACGGGCAGACCGGTGAGTTTGTGACCATTGCCACTGGACAAGGTCTGCGAGATGTATTGTATACAAACAAGATCAATCCCATAACCTTTATTCCGGGCGCGGGCATAGTAAACTATGGTAACAAGACGGAGTCTGCCATCGCTTCGGCCTTGGACCGGATCAACGTGGCACGATTGGTTGCATTTATCCGTGGGCGATTGGAGGAGATTGGATCGCAGTTCGTGTTTGAACCCAACGATCAGATCACCCGCAACGAGATGACCAATGCTGTCAACAGTCTCATGATCGATCTGGTGGCCAAGCGCGGTATCTATGACTACCTGGTGGTGTGCGACGAAAGCAACAACACTCCGGCCCGCATCGATCGCAACGAGCTTTGGGTTGACATCGCTATCGAGCCTGTGAAAGCAGTGGAATTCATTTACATTCCGCTGCGAATCAAGAACACAGGCGAGATAGCATCAGGTCAAGTGTCCTCATCAACCACCGTCTAACGGCATCGCTAGACAGGAAAATGGGGGCTTTGGTCCCCATTTTTTTTGGCCTCACTGGCCATAAATAATTGCATCAAGGAGAATTACGACTATGCCTTCCGCATCTCTTAACAGAATGACAGTGCCCTTAGGCAGCGATCAGAGCGCATCTGA